TAAACATACTTATGGTGGGTATAAACCATTTTACCGAAGTATAATTGCGGCACCTGTTAATGACGGGGAATTTAGAGGAATATGAAAAAATTACTAAAAGAAATAAATTTTATTAAAACCCGTATGTCACATATGTGTGAAGGTATTGAAGGTGAAAAAGTTGTGTGTGATGATTGTGGGTGGTCTTGGGATTTAAGTGACGGTGGCCACGACCCGTATATCTGTCATAAATGTGGTAACGATAATCAAGAAGTTAATTATATAGGTAAAAAAGTTATGGTATACTATAACTTACATAAACACACATTTTCAGTATCATATAAAAATAAAATTGTAATGTATGCCGATTATGTTAAATTAAAAGATGTTGAATTTAGAGTACGACAAGGAGGTAAAGAAAAAGTAAGAGATGAAATGAGAAAAAATGTACATGCCTTTGTGATTGGAACTTTAATGGATTTTTGTACGTTTCCGTGTGAAAACTTACCTGATGAGCCAAATGAGAATGTGATAACGTATAATCCGTATAAGTATGACTCATTCGTTAGAAAAGATGGTGAGGAACCAATTTACAATGCTAACGAGGTTGAAATGATTAACTCTAAGAATAAAGTATTTTTTATAAGTGAAACTGTAAAATAATGGGACTACCTAAAAATGTAAAAAAATATTTACCTTTAACTCCTGATAAAATTTTACATCAGAGAAGAGAGGAACTACTTGAACAAATTCAAGAAGATGGTACCTATTTACCAAAATCCATTTTACATGCAGATTTAGATAGGGGTATGTTAGATTTTGTTAGAGACGAATTAGGTATTTCAGTAAACGGGAAGAATATAAAAAATATAGATTTAATTATAACCACACAAAATTGGGCTCAGTTTACTGAGACTTGGAATTTTCAGGATTTAGATAAAAATATTAAACCCCCTTTTGTTGCCACGGTTAGAAACCCCGATGTTAAGTTTGGGACAAATCCATCATTACAATATACAATACCAAATAGAAGACAATTCTATTACGCTAAAGTACCAACGTGGGACGGACAAAGAAAAGGAATGGACATATATAAAATACCTCAACCCGTTCCTGTAGATATTACTTACAATGTAAAAATATTCTGTAATAGAATGAGAGAGTTAAATGACTTTAATAAAAAGGTATTACAGAAATTTTCATCTAGACAAGCGTATACAGAAATAAAGGGTCACTATATACCAATGATATTAAACAGTTCATCTGACGAATCCGTTTTAGAACTTGAGAAAAGAAAATACTACGTACAAAACTACGAATTCTTAATGATGGGATTCTTATTAGATGAAGAAGAGTTTGAGGTGTCTCCTGCAATATCTAGAACCGCAACTATATTTGAGGTTGATTTACTTAATACTGGTAAGAGAGTTGAGAAATTACCTTCGAATCCAAGTGATTTTGATTTAGACATTATTTTTGTTAGTGGTTTAGAATCTTTAACTGAAACTTACAGATATGAAATTGATTTAACAATATTAGAAACGTCTAATGTAGATAGTTATTCCGTTTATATTAATGATAACTATATTGGTGATGATATCGCAACAATAAAGGTATCAACTAATGATGAGATTAAGATTGATGTAGTTAAAATAGATATAACCAAACAGTCAGTATTAAAATCTAAAGCTAGACTTCTATAATTACTCTCCGTAGATATCTCTAACTTCTTTACAATTATCCTCAATTAACTTTTCTAAGAATTTATAAATCTTTAAACCGTGTTTTTCGCAGTATAGTTTTAAAGTCTTATGTGACTCAGGTGAAATTTTTATGTTTTTTATTTTACTCATCCATGTTTTTTTAAAAAGTAGAAAAAAGGTAGAATTTTTTCCTACTCTATATAAATATACTCTTTATGTAATAGTTTTTTCATCTTTTTGCTAATATTTATCTATAAATAAAAACTTAAGAAAAAAATTACACAATGGCGACATCTAACAAAGTATTCGTATCTCCGGGTGTTTATACATCAGAAAGAGATTTAAGTTTTGTAGCACAAAGTGTAGGAGTAACAACTCTTGGGTTAGTAGGTGAAACAATTTCGGGACCAGCATTCGAGCCGATTTTCATTACTAATTACGATGAGTTCCAATCCTATTTTGGTGGTACAAATCCAACTAAATTTGTAAATACTCAGATACCTAAGTATGAGGCGGCTTATATAGCTAAGTCTTATCTACAACAATCAAATCAATTGTTTGTAACAAGGGTACTTGGATTATCAGGGTATGACGCAGGACCTTCATGGTCAATAACAACTATCGGTAACTTAGATAGTTCAGGAACGACCGCTACGGGACAAACTGGACCATTTACAGTGTCATTCTCCGGAGTTTCAGGAACATCTACAAGTGTGGCTATCACCAATTATGGTGGTCTACCCGCTTCAATTCAAGGTGTGATAACAGATTCATATACAACATATACTGGCGGTGAATCAACTTTACAATCAGATATGGAAGGTTATTTCTATTCTGAAATTGTAAACAACGCAAATTCGGGACAAACCTCCTATTTTTGGGGAGCAGTCGATTCGACCACATATGATAATATTACAGGAGTAACTACTACACCTAATTACGTAAGTAACGTAAATGTTTTAGGTGTTGAAAATATACAGTTTGAATCAATAGAATTAACTGACTCAGTAAACGACCCATGGTATTACGCATTATTTACAGAATCTAATGGTGTTTATAATGGTACAGGTTTCGGCTTTGGTGTAACCACGTTAGTAAATACGGTTGGTCTCGAATATCAAGGGACCGCTCAAGTTTACGTAACTAATTATACAGGTACACCGTATAATGATTATCATGATGTGGTAGTAGCAACTTTACGTTCACGAGGTATCGATACATATACTTCTGATGATGGTCCTGTATATGAAGTATCAGGATTAACTGATGTTAACATGGATTGTACGGGTGTTTACTCGGAGGTTAATACTAACCCTTTCTCTACATTTGGTCTTTCAGCAACAACTGCAAATGGAGATAATTTCTTTTTCCAAACATCATTTAACGTATCTAATTCCAATTACCTATCAAAGGTATTCGGAAAATCGAATTTTGCAAAACCAAAATCTGAAGTACCTTTATTCGTAGAAGAAGAATATTATAACTTATTAAATACTGGTTATAGATTAGGTCGTGTTCGTGGTTTAAATTGTACACTAACTGATTTACCAAGTGCGAGACAAGATTTAGGAACTAACACAAGTATTGGTTGGTATTTAGAACAATATCAAACACCTGAAACTCCATATTTTGTTTCAGAACTGAGAGGTAACCAAGTTTATGATATGTTTAAAGTTATAACAATATCTGACGGTAATGCTGCAAACAGAGAGGTAAAAGTTTCAATTATGAATATCTCATTTAATAATGGAACCTTTGATGTTGTAGTACGTGATTTCTTCGATACAGACGCAAATCCTGTAGTTTTAGAGAAATTCACTAACTGTACGATGGATATCAACCAAAATAGTTTTGTAGCTAAGAAAATTGGTACATCTAATGGTGAATTTGAATTAAGGTCAAGATTTATAATGTTAGAAATGAATGAAGATGCACCTATGGATTCACTACCTTGTGGGTTTAGAGGATATCAAACTAGACAGTATTCAGGGGTTAAATCACCATTCTTAGAATATAAAACAAAATATGACACACCGGGTGAAGTTATTTGGAACCCACCATTTGGTGCGGCTTCAGGTACAGACAATGAAACAAGAAGTTCAGGTGATAGAGTAAGAAGAACATACTTAGGTGTTTCTAACACCGCAGGTATAGATGCGGATTTCTTATCATATAAAGGAAAACAAAATCCTACTAATTTAGCGACCGCTACTGATTCACAACCATGGTCTTACCTAACTAAAGGTTACCATATGGATTCAGGAGCAACGGTTATTTTAATTTCATCTAACTATGTTACTTCAGGTGAAACCGCTTTTGAAGTTGGTGACGCTAGTTTTGACGGGGAACCTCAAAGTGAAAGTAACCCATATTATAGATTAAATGCACGTAAGTTCACTGTTGTACCATCAGGAGGTTTTGACGGATGGGACATTTACAGGCAATATAGAACTAATGGTGACAGGTACCAATTAGGAGCTGCTGGATTTAGAGCAGGTGCTGCACCATCAATAACTTATCCAACCGCAACAGGGTGGGGAGCATTTAAACAAATTGTAGGTCCAGATAAATTAACTTGGGCTAACACTGATTATTACGCTTACTTATGGGGTCAGTACACATTCAATAATCCTGAATCAGTTAACATTAACGTGTTTACTACACCTGGTATTGATTATGTTAACAACTCAAATTTAGTTGAGTCAGCAATTGACATGATTGAACAGGACAGAGCGGATTCAGTTTATATTTGTACAACACCTGATTATAATATGTTTACACCTTCTTTAGGGAATTTCGATACGGACTTCATTTATCCTGAAGAGGCGGTAGATAATTTAGAGGATACAGGAATTGACTCTAACTACACTGCAACTTATTACCCATGGATTCTTACAAGAGATACGGTTAATAATACACAGATTTATCTTCCACCAACAGGTGAAGTTGTTAGAAACTTAGCATTAACAGACAACATCGCTTTCCCATGGTTCGCATCAGCGGGTTACACGAGAGGTTTAGTTAATTCTGTTAAAGCACGTAAAAAACTAACACAAGAAGATAGAGATACACTTTATCAAGGTAGATTAAACCCGATAGCAACCTTCTCTGATGTTGGTACAGTTATTTGGGGTAACAAAACTTTACAGATTAAAGAATCTGCACTTGATAGAATAAATGTTAGAAGATTATTACTACAAGCACGTAAGTTAATTTCGGCAGTAGCGGTAAGATTATTATTCGAACAAAACGATGAACAAGTTAGACAAGAGTTCTTAGACTCAGTTAATCCTATCTTAGATAGTATTAGAAGAGACAGAGGTTTGATTGACTTTAGAGTTACAGTTTCAAATACACCTGAAGATTTAGACTCTAATACGTTAACAGGTAAAATTTACTTGAAACCAACAAGAGCACTTGAATTTATAGATATTGAATTCTTGATTACTCCTACAGGAGCATCTTTTGAAGATATTTAATAACTAACTATATTTATATTAAGGAGGAGGGTTAATTCCCTCCTCTTAGCCAATTAAACGTTTAAACAAAAATAAAATGGAATTCAAGAAAAAAACACTTAACGAGTCGTTAAACGTAAAGTCTGACGGAAAAAAGTCTTTTTCTAAAAAACCTCAGAATATTGTTATATCTGAGTCACAATTAGAGAGACTAATGGTAAAAATTAATAAGAAAAACTAAGTAGAAAGATGAGTTTAAAGAAGGTTATTAGAGAATTTTATCACGAAAAAAAATTACAAGAAGGGTTTGACCCTGAAGGTAATCCCGATTTAAAGTATTATGCTTTTGATTGGGATGATAATATTGCGACTATGCCGACACAAATCATACTTTTGTCCGATGAGGACGAGGAGGTGGGAATGTCAACAGAAGACTTCGCCGACTATCGAGGTATGATTGGTAAAGAACCTTTTGAATATAAGGGTAAAATGATTGTAGGGTATGCCGATGACCCTTACAGAAATTTCGGAGTTAAGGGTGATAACGCCTTTATAGTGGACTCCCTATTAGCAAAACCAGGTCCATCGTGGAATGATTTTGTTGAAGCGATAAACGGGGGGTCAATTTTTTCAATAATCACTGCAAGAGGTCACACACCATCGGTATTACGTGAAGCGATTTATAATATGATTGTGACTAACCATAACGGTATTAGCAAGGAGTCTTTAATTGACAATCTTAAAAAGTATCGTAATATGTCGGGTGACGAGGAAAAGGATTCGTCCGTAATGATTAATGATTATTTGGATTTAAATAAATACCATCCTGTAACATATGGTGAAGGTAACGCTGCTGACCCTGAAGAGGGTAAAATTAAAGCTTTAAGGAGTTTTATCGCGTATGTGAAAGAAATGAGTGAAAGAATTGGTAAAAAAGCCTTTCTTAAAAATGATATAAAAAATAATTTCATACCTATGATTGGGTTTTCTGACGATGACCCAGGCAATGTAGAAAAGATTAAAGCATTTTTAGATAAAGAATATAAAGATAAACCAGTTAAAATGTATTTAACTAAAGGAGGAGATAAAAAAGAAGTATAATTATTATTATATTTTATTTGCTCTAGTAGATTACTGAAAAAAAAATAAAAGTAAATAGAAAAACTTTTAAACTGGATATTTATAATTAAATAAACTAAAGAAATATAAAACCAAAATACAATGGCAGACTTATTAATGAAAATGCCCGTTCCCTATGAACCAAAAAGGAAGAACCGATTTATACTATCGTTTCCATCTTCATTGGGTATTAATTCTTGGTATGTTGAGTCTACATCAAGACCTAACATCCAAATCGGGTCAACAGAGATTCCTTTTTTAAACACCTCTACATACGTAGCAGGTAGATTCGTGTGGAACACGATAAACGTTACATTCCGTGACCCAATTGGACCATCAGCGTCACAAGCGTTAATGGAGTGGGTTAGATTACATTCAGAGTCCGTAACAGGACGTATGGGATATGCTGCAGGTTATAAGAAAGACTTAGACCTAGAGATGTTAGACCCAACAGGTGTGGCGGTTGAAAAATGGATTCTACAAGGAACATTTTTAACTGATGTTAATTTCGATAGTTTAGGATATAGTGATGATGCGTTAGCTACTATTACAGCTACATTACGTCCTGATAGATGTATTTTGGTATACTAATATAAAACAAGTATTGATAATAAACCAATCAATTGTATATTTAAAACCATAGAGGTCATTGAACTTCTATGGTTTTTTATTTAAATAAACTATTATGGACCAAGGAAAACAATACGGACAAGCAAATATGAATTTACCACACGATGTGGTACCATTACCATCGCAAGGTATTTTTTACACTAATAAGAAAAAATCACTTAAAGTCGGTTATTTAACCGCTCAGGATGAAAACTTATTATTATCTAATTCAGGAAGTAAAAACTTAGTGATGACATTACTAAAAAATAAAATTTACGAACCTGATTTTAATGTTAACGAATTATTAGATGGGGACGCCGAGGC